GACTAAAAATACTGCTAGAGCTGCTGAGACTGGAGCTGTGTATGCCACAAATATCCAAGGTCTCATACCTAGTCTGTATGATAGTTCCCATTGTCTGCCTGCGTATGCAAGCACGCCTATCAAAAAATGAAAGACGATAAGTTGATATGGTCCGCCGTTATATAGCCACTCGTCCAGTGTGCCAGCTTCCCAGATGGGGTAGAAATGTAGTCCGATTGCGTTAGAGCTCGGAACGACAGCTCCAGAAATAATATTGTTCCCGTATAATAAGGAGCCGGAAACTGGCTCACGTATGCCATCTATATCTACAGGCGGTGCTGCGATAAAGGCGAGTATGAAACATGTGGTAGCAGCTAATAAACATGGAATCATTAGCACACCAAACCAACCTACGTATAGGCGGTTATCGGTGCTAGTGACCCAGTTACAAAACTTCTCCCAGTTGGTTGTAGTGTCTCTTTGTAAGGAGATTGCAGCCATTTGATTGATTAGTTAATGTGTATGTTGTCGCATTCCTCTTCTACTTTAGAGAGGAAAAATTCGATGATTTCCATCTTAGCTTTGCTAGGAAGTTCCTCATCTAGTATCACTTTGTATCTTGCCTCCATAAAATCGAAGCAACTCATTTTCCATTTGTAAGGGTCTATAACTCTTGGTTTAGAAAACGCCGGGTATGATCTGACCTGTAGTAATGTAGGCACCAAGAGCAGCAACAAAACCAAGCATCGCTGCCCAGCCATTAAAACGTTCTGCTTCATGTGTAAAGATTGGGTTGGTGTTGTGGTGTGACATTTTAATTAATTGGATTGGTGGTTCGTAAGGGTACTCGTTTTCGAGTAGTGTATCAAGATCTCTAGTTTTCATAATTAAAACTGAAGATTTGAATTGTCTAATTTTCTGAGGATATCATCTCTGTATGCCTCATCTGTATCATAGCGTGGATCTCCCATCGCTGATACAAGTTCTGCTTGAGATCTAAATGTTTCTCCAGCAGATGATGCAGCTTTGCCTTGTAGCATTCTGCCTTCGTAGCCATTAGCTTCGTTGTATTGAGATTGCAAACCTTGAAAAGCTATACCAATAGCTGCTGGATTACCAGAGTCTACCACAGAATCAAACGCGTCGATCTGGTTGTTAGGTAGGTTACTAGCAGCCCATTCAATTACTCTATTGTAATTAGCTTCTCCTCCTGCTGCGTTCTGAACACTATTAACTTGTGCTTCAGACATCTCAACTGATTGTTGAGCGGCTTGAGGGTTGTTGGCTTGGATTTCTAAATAAGCATTAACCAAATCTTGGCTACTCATTTCAGAAAACTTAGATATTGTTTCCTCACTAAGTTGACCATCATTTGCATAGTACTCTGCTGAAGCTTCGTTAATCAAACTGACCGCAGGAGCTTCGTCAGGTACCTCCTCATCGCTTCCTTCTTCTTCTTCATATCCTTCGTCGCTGCTTTCGTAGTCGACTTCTTCTTCTTCTTCGGTTTGTCCAAGTTTCTTTTGTAATGATAAGTATGCGCTTTCTAATTCTTCTGCACTTTTATATTTACCAGCTAGTAGTTGTTCTTGTTGTGCTACTAACTCTTCTCCTACTTCTAAAGAGTTCTGTTCCTCTGCGGTTAGAACCTCTGTATCAGGAGTATTATCATAAGATAAAGTTTCTGCCATTATTCAGGTTGTTCAATAGGTGGTTGTTGTTGTTGTTTACTTGGATCAGCGGCAGGAGAGTTAGCAAATTGACCAGCTTGTTCAAGTAGAGTCTGGTTCTGCTTCTCTTGCATCATTGTTTCCTTATCATTAACAACTTCTTCAGGAGTCTTAACAAGATTAAGTACGTCAATACCTTGTGCAGCAGCTAGACGTTTGATAGCTTCCAAAGGATTAATGAATTTCATTAACATCTCTGGACCTACAGTTCCTGCAACTGTTTGCATAAACATAGTTAAAGCTTCTCTATCTTGACCACGTCCTAAAGCATTAACACCAGCTACAATGGCTGGTCTAATCATATCTTTAGGTAGTTTAGGTAATTCGTTTGATCTTTGTAAAACTAAAAGAGTTCTATCTAGATAAGGTATTAAAAAAGATGTAGTTAACAAACTGAAGATGCCGCCGAGCTGTTGCTCTAATTCTAACTGAGTTAGTCTGACTTCTTCTGCTGTTACTCTCTCAGCATTTCTCACATTCATCACAAGGAATGCTTCGAGTAATCTTCTTTCTATAGTCTGAGCCATTTGTGCAGCCGTACTGAAGTCAGCAGTTTTACCTACTTGTACAACTTGTACGTCTTCTGCCCTGCCTTGCACGATTGCTCCATTTCCAGCCTTTGCAATAGTGGCTGGTTTTGTAGTTGAAGATGGGCTAACCAAAAAAATAACTTTACTAGCTGCACTTGCTCCTTCAACTAGGGCTTGTGATAATCCTTCTAGAGATTTGAGATCGCCAAGGAACTCCTCTACTCTACCACGTCCGTACTGTTCTCCGTCAACAGAATTAAAAGTCAGGACAAGCCAAGGACTTGCATTCTTAGGAGCTGTACTACGTGAGCCCGGTATTATCATATCTTCTACTTCTTGATACCATACCCATCTGCCGTTTTCTAGTTTCACGCACGTGTAAACTTCGACATCATCAGTATGTGTACCATTTGTTTTATCAACGACTGTGTTGGGTTCTTTCTTTGGAAGATCGTAACCGAGTACGTCGCGATTTATCAATTCCTTTGTAACTATTTCTAGGACGTTACCATTTCCATCTCTGTTAACGACGTACCTAGTAAGCGGATAGTTTTTGATACCATCTTTACCCATAAATAAAAGAGCATTACCACCAACAATTAAATGTTTAAGTGCTTGATGTATAACTACTCTGTCATTTGATGCAGCGATATAGTCCATGACCATTCGTTCCATCTTAGATAAAGAAAGATCAAGTTCTGATCTTGCTTCTGGAGGTAAATCTTCACCTAACTTATCTTCTCTTACCTGTAGCTTAAAGAAAGTTCCTTGTGGAGGAAGGATTGCAAGCATTAGTTTTGCTGCTAATCCCACTACACATTTAGAACCTACTGATTGCCAAGGAATATTGAGAGTTTCGTGTGTTGGTCTTGAAGATGTATCGTCTTGAATTAAATAAGGTAACGTGAGTTCTGAACAATCAACGGCTTTGTCTAGGAATTGTCGTCGATCTGTTGCCAGTTGATCGTATCTCTCACGAGCTAACATTAGTTAAGTCCCCCAGTTGTCTGGTCTGAACCTGTATTTAATTTAGGATTTAATTTAATTTTTAAAGATCCAGTACCTTGTGAGTATTGATTCTTTAATTTTTTACCAGCTTTCGTCTTTGGACTCACATTTGGATTAACATCCTTAATCATCTCTGGTTCAGGAGTTGGTCTAGGAGGTGCTGGTGGTGGTGGAGCTGGTGGTAGTGGTGGTGGGGGCGGTGGAGTCGAGCCTCCGAATATACACATTAGATTTCGTCCTCTGCTATGGATTTTATATAATCAATTACGCTTGCTTGTCCAGCTCTATACATAATTGATTGAATATCTTCTTTTGGATGGATAGGTTTCCACCCGAAGTTGTCTTCTAACTTCTTTAATAACTCATCAAGTCTTTCGTTGTGAAGCTTAAGAGTATTGAGGGAGATTGACATTCGAGTGTTCAAAAAATGCAGGCATTCTAGCTGCCTTGGTCTGAGAAAATTCTGGTGCTTTGCCTTCGTACATAAGTCTGTCGCTGGCATCTAACCAAAATTTTTTGTCCAAATATCTATCGGCATTCTGTTTAAGGGGTTGCATTACCCAGTTGATAGTTGCCTTCCTTAGTTTGTCTAGTGACTGGCTAGGCTTGAGACCTAGTTCTGTACATACTAGAGAGTTAGCTGCCACATGGACTTGCTCGTCTCTAGATATGTCTGCACTGACAGTTCGTAGACCAGCATCGCCACAGAATCTGAAGAAAGGAAGTAGTACAAAAAAGATTGCTCTTTCTGCTACTAATGCTTTCAGTATTGTGTGGTCTGGATGCTCTTCCCATGCTGCGCGTAAGCGTAATGCTTCGGCTTCGGCTTTGTCATCTACGCCTAGAGCGTTGGTGATGTAGCCAAGTGCGAGATCGTGTTTGATCTCATCTTTGACGTTGCTTTCTAGAAGTGCTCTAGCAGCGTCGGGAACTTCTTTATCAAGTGCGTCTGTAATGAACTCGCCAACTGGTAACTCCATATGGCGTATTGCAAGAGCACGGTAGATGGTTTCTTCTGCACCTTCTTTTAGTTTTCCTTTAGATGTTTGTACGGGTGTCCAAGATCTTTTCCGGGACAGTAGTTTTATATAGGGATTCATTGTTGACAATCACAAGCTATTTCGTCTGGTTTATTACTCATAATGTCTGCTAAGTAAGCGTCAACCTCAGCATCTTCCAGTGCTGCGTAAGCATCTGTCTTATCCTGTGTGTCTCCCATTACTTGCAGGGCATAATATAAAGAAGTCTGTGGTGAGTTAAGCCACTCTTCTATAAATGCCTCATCGTAAGTCACCATGTCACTCCAAGAGTTGAAGCTATAGCCATGAAGCAATCCTGTTCTATTGAGCATAATCATTATCTGATCTGCTACTGATTTGTATGTCTCCCATCCTACCTCGGATGCGATTTCGACGTCGCCATATTTTACCTGTTCAACACCAAACTCACCTGAATCCCTGTCGACAACTCGACTAATCGGTGGTGCTATTTCTGGTGTAGCAGTAAAGCCTTTTAGATCTCTACTCCTGTAAGAACAACTGGCGGTAGGAGCTATCGCGAATGCTCGTTCCATGTTGTTCTCACGTGCTATGTTAGCTGCCTCTTGTATGCCGAGGAAGAGCTCACGTGCAGCTAATCCCGCGTAACCTTCGTAAGGCTCAGCGTTATTCGTCGCTGTGAGAGCCTTACCAAACTCGGCATAGGTAATATTGTTGTTGGCTAGAAAGTTAGCTAAGCCAAGCATTCCTAATCCTACTTGTCTGTCGACCTCTGGTGCTAGATACTCTCCAGTTGCGCCAACACCTGTCTTGCCATGGAGATCGCACAACTGCGACATGCCCTCACGGAAAACTGGTCGTAAGTCGCCGATACGACAGGCTGACAAATTGATATGTTGGAGGAGGCACGTTCCACGTGAGGGCAAATAAACCTCAAGACAGACGTTGCTTCGGATGCGTTTTCCATTTTTATCATGTTTAATTTTGTTTAGCCAGACATCTCCTGTTGCAATTCCTCTAAGTATTGCTTCCTTTGTTTTAGTTTCTGAATCAAACCAGAGTTCTGGGGTGAGGTCAATACATCGCTTGACCCATGGGAGCTCGGCTCTTGAGACTTGCACGAACTCAAGAATATCGGGGTGATTAATATCAAGATGGAGGACACAAGCACCATTCCTGTACGTACCTCCGCGCCTAAGTATTTCATTTAATGTTGAGTAGATTTTTGCGAA